CGTTTGCCGGGTTGTGCCTGCTGGGTGGCGCCATGGTCGGGGTTGCGGATTGGGCCGCCTGCCTCAGCCACGGCGGCGGCACCAGCTGCCGGCCCGCTCGGGTTGATGCCATGGCCGCCCTGGCTGGCGCCGCCAACGTGGCGCTGGGGGTTGCGATCCAACGGGAGCAGTCCAGGCCATGACTTTGAGCCGTTCGGAGCAGATTCTCCAGGCCATCGAAACGCTGCTTGCCAGCGCCGATGGCGTGAATGGCCGCGTTTTTCGCGACCGCTGGGAGGCGTTAGCCCGCAATGAGCTGCCGGCGATCGTGTTGCTACCGCTTAGCGAAGACCCGCAAGAGCAGGCGATACCATTTATGGACGAAAGGCTGACCGTTGCCGTTGACATCCTCTGCAGCGGCGCTGGCCTTAGCACGTTGGCGGATCCGATTCGCGTCAGCGCGCACGGCCTCCTGATGGCCGACCGCAGCCTGGGAGGCCTGGCGCTTGACGTGCTGCCGGCCGGGACTGTTTGGGATGCCGAGTCTGGCGAGATCGGAGTCTTGCGCTGTCGCTATCGTGCGCAGTATCGACACCTGATCACGGATCTTACTCAATGAGCAAAGTGCCTAGCCTGAGCACAGACGAGTTTGCCGGCCAAGGCGGGGAATACCTGCTGAATCCCAAGACCGGCCAGCGCGAGCTGATCACCCGCACCGCTCCAGCCCCCGCCCCCGAACCCATCCAGACCGATGCCACTTCTCAGCCGCAAACGGACAATCCTGATCAAAACTGAGGCAACCTACGGCACGGACTCAGTCCCAACCGGCAGCGATGCTCTGACAGTGCGCAGCTTAGAGCTCACTCCGCTCAACGCCAACACGGTCGGCCGTGATTTGATCCGGCCCTACATGGGCAACTCTGAGCAGCTGCTGGTAGATACCTCGGTCGCTGTGACCTTCGAAGTGGAAATGGCCGGCAGCGGCACCGCCGGCACGGCGCCCAGGTGGAGCCCAGCAATGCTGGCGTGCGGGATGGCTGCTACCACCGTGGCCAGCACAAGCGTTACATATGCCCCGGTCAGCACCAGTTTCAGCAGCGCGACGATTTATTGCTTCTACGACGGGATTCGTCACATTTTGACCGGCTTTCGTGGCACGTTCTCCCTGAACTGCCAAGTGGGCCAGATCCCGACAATCCAATTCCAGGGCACGGCGATCTACAACGTCCCGACCGATACAGCGGCCGGCGCCGTCACCTATGGCGCACAGGCTACGCCTCTGGTATTCCGCGATGGCAATACCACGGGGTTTTCGTTCTTCAGCTTCAGTGGCTGTTTGTCCCAATTCAGCTTTGCGGTCAACAACGAAGTAAACTTCCGCCAGTTGATCGGCTGCACCAAGGAAGTCACGATCACCGATCGCAAGCCATCCGGCACTGTGATGATCGAGGCGCCAACGATTGCCGCTAAAGATTATTTCACGATTGCAAACGGCAACAGCAACGGCAACCTGACCTTCACCCACGGCACAACCGCCGGCAATCGGGTGGTGTTCAGCTCGCCGCAGACCGATCTCCTGAAGCCCAGCTACGGCGAAGACAACGGGGTGATCATGCTCTCCAATGAGTTCGTGAGCGTGCCGACCACCGCCGGCAATGACGAGTTCACCATTGCTCTCACCTGATGCCTCTGCAACTCAAAAGCCAGACCCCAACGTTTCGCTGGCCCGTAGTGGTCGAGTTTCCCGTTGATGGCGGGAAGTTCGACCGTGAGACATTCGATGCTGAGTTCAAGAGGGTGCCGCAGGACCAGCTACGCGAAATTGGCGAGAAGCTCGACAGCGGCGCCATAACCGACCTAGAGCTACTGGATCGGGTGCTGGTGGGATGGTCCGGGATCTTCGATGAAAGCGGCGACGAGGTGCCGCACAGCCAGGCCGCGCGCGATCGGCTGCTCAATGTGCCGCTGGTGGCCGGCTCCATTGTGAAGGCCTGGCTGGAGTCGCTGAACAACGGCAAACGAAAAAACTAGAGGAGGCCGCCGTGATCTGGGCCAGCGGCGGTCAGCAGGAAGGGCCCGACCCTGAAGAGGCCAGGCAGCTGGGCGTGATCGTGCCCGACCCTGAGCCGTTGGTGCTCGACATGCACCCAGAAGCCGAGGACGCCATTCGGATGTGGTTTCGGGTGAGCACGCAATGGCGTGTCAGTGGCGGCCATCGGATCGGCCTAGACTACGGGGTAATACTGCCGCTACTTGAGATGTATGAGGTTGGCGACCGTCGCGGCATGCTGGAAGACTTGCAGATCATGGAAGCCGCCGCCCTGGAGGCGATGGCAGGAGTGCAGAGCTGATGGCATCCATGGATGCTTTGCTGCGCATTCAGGCGCAGGTGCGGGGTCAGAACAACATTGTGAGCCTGCAGCGTGCGTTGCAGGGCACCGAAGTCGCCGCAAATAATGCCGGCACGGCGTTGCGTGGCATGACCGCTTCGCTTGGCCCCATTCTTGGCATTGTCGGCGGTGGATCTATTGCGGCGAAGATCTTTGGCGATGCGGCAACACTTGAGACACAAACCCGCAGCCTTCAGGTATTAACCGGCAGTGCCAGGCAAGCTGCTCAGGTTGTTCGAGAATTGCAGCAATACGGCAACTCTACGCCGTTTGAGGCCACAGACCTCATCGATACAGCCAAGAAGCTGACAGCCTTTGGCGTTGAAAGTGGCCGCGTAGTTAGCGTCATTAAAACGCTGGGAGATGTAGCCGGCGCCACTGGCGCGAACATCAATGAGTTGGCGCTAGCTTATGGCCAGGTTATTGCCAAAGGCAGGCTGCAAGGGGAAGAGCTGCTGCAGTTCCAGGAGCGCGGCGTGGCTCTTCAAGAAGTTCTGAAGAAGGCCTATGGGCTCACTGGCGCTGAGTTCCAAAAAGCACTAGAAGGCGGCAGAATTAGCGCCGAAGCGATGGAATACGCCATGCTCAGATTGACTGAGGTTGGCGGCAAGTATGCGAACGGCGCCATTGCGCAAAGCGACACCTTAAACGGCAGGCTGAGCACTCTGCGGGATTCGGTTACGGCACTGTCTCAATCAATCGGGACAATACTAGCTCCGATGATTAAATCGGTGCTGTCTGTGACAACTGACGCCCTTAATCAAATTAACGCACTCATCAATGCGGCAAGACTTGGCCCGCAAAATGCCGCAACTATAGCCGATGTTCAGGCTGGCAAATTGCCGTTTGGAACCGCAGGTGTCGACAGGCTGATTGGCGAGCAGCGCCGGCAAGCGCTGCAGCGGCAGGCAGGCCCAGGTTTTCTAGGGTTTGGATTCAACACCGAACAATTCCTGCAACTCCTGCAACAGCAGCCGGAATTTAGACGGTCTGCTGCGGCTGGCGCTGCGCCAAGGATGCTCCCCGCGTTGACGCCTCCGGCCCTCAGCGCGGCAGCAGGCACCGGTGGCGCTGGGCGGGGCCAAGCGTCTCGTTTTCAGCTCAGCAGTCAGGGCCAGGCTCTGGTCAATGCCGCGAAAACCCTCGGGGTAGATCCGCTCGATCTTGCAACGATCATCGGGTTTGAGACTGGCGGCAGCTACAGCCCCAGCATCCGTGGCGGCGCCGGCAACAACTACATGGGGCTGATTCAGTTTGGCGGGCCTGAGCGACGCCAGTACGGCGCGCATGCCGGTCAAAGTTTTGAGGAGCAAGTGCAAGGTCCCGTAGTGCGCTTCTTCCAGGATCGATTCAGACGCGCAGGAATGAGCACCCAAGGCGCTGACCTGCTGACGCTCTATCGCACGGTGTTGGGCGGCAATCCCAGAGCAAGCCTGAGCGCCGCTGATGCGTTTGGCACTTCTCCGGCCAGCGGTGTTGCCAGGATGGCGCCCCATCGCGCTGAAGCCTTGCGTCGCTTTTTTGGCGGTGCCGTGGGCAACGTTGGCTATTCGGCTGCGGACGCTGGCGCCGACGTCCAGAAAGGCTACGAAGAGCAGCAAAAAGCCGCCGAGCAAGCCGCCAAGCAACTGGCCGCCGCCCGTGACCTGCTGGCCACGCGTGAGGCGCAACTGCGAGTGGCGCAGGCGATCAATCCGCTCGACAAGGCAGCCGCTGAATTTGACCGCGACCGCGCCGAGCGCATGCGCGACTATGCCAGCAAGTTTGCCGAGGCTCGAACTGATCAGGAGCGCAGCACGCTTGTGCAGGCGCAGCTGGCGGACATTGCAATGGCAGAAGTGACGCAGCGAACCAGGATCACCGAGATCAACGCCGAGCAGCTGCAACAGGAGCAGGAGCGCCGCGATCTACTCATGGAGTCCATGCGCTACATGGAGGAGCTAAGCACGCGCGGCAGCGCTGCGGCTGGCTTCACCCAGGGCATCAGCGCCTACTCCGACAGCGTGGGCAACCTGCGCGACGGCGTGGCCGATCTGAGCCAGCGGGCCATGGGCGGCTTGGAGGATTCCATCGTGAGTTTGGCTACCACCGGCCGCGCAAACTTCCGCGAGTTTGCCGCATCCGTGCTGCTGGACGTGACCCGGCTGATCGTGCGGCAGCTGGTGCTCAAGACGATCATGCAGGCCATCGGCGCCATTAGTGGTGGTGGCGGTGGCTTTGAGATGCCTATCGAAGCATTTAGGCCGCAACCCGGCGGCTTCCCCGTGACCTTCGCCACAGGTGGCATCGTCACTCGGCCCACGCTGTTCCCGTTCGCCAGCGGCGGCGCCATGCGCACCGGCCTGATGGGCGAGGCCGGCCCCGAGGCCATCCTGCCCTTGCGCCGCGATGCCACCGGCCGGCTCGGCGTGGCAGCCAGCGGCGGCAGTGGCGTTAGCGTGACGATCAACGTGGATGCCAGCGGCACCAAAGCGGCCGGCGACCAAGGCGCAGCTGGCGCACTGGGCCGCGATCTGGCGCGAGTAGTTGACGAGCGCCTGGCCTATCACCGCCTCCCCGGCGGCATGCTATCTGCTGCCTGATCATGGCCACTTTCACCACCGTTCCGAGTTTCAGCAGCCCCGAGAGCAGCGCGCCAAAGGTGCGCAAGGTTTCGCTTGGCGATGGCTACGAGCAGCGCGTGGCCATGGGCATCAACAACGACCCGAAAACCTGGCGGCTGCAGTTCAACAACCGGACCGACGCCGACCGCGACACGATCCGCAACTTCCTCGAAGCGCGCAAAGGATCGGAGGCGTTCGACTGGACGACGCCATGGGGCCAGGCCGGCAGGAAGTGGGTCTGCGAGGAGTGGAGCATTGACCCGACCAATTGCAATAACAACCAGATCACAGCCACCTTCCGGCAGGTCTTTGAATACTGATGGCCATTCCGTTCTCAGAGGCTCAGCTACCGGCCCCATCAGCCCTGATCGAGCTGTTTGAGCTGCAGCTCAGCCCAGCAATCCATGGGGCCAGCGCGACCTACCGATTCCACAACGGCATCAACGCTAAGCTCGCTGGCGATCTGGTCTGGGCCGGCAGTAGCTACCAGGCAATGGGCATCGCCGCAGATGGCTTCGCCTATCAGGGCACCGGCCAGCTGCCACGCCCAACCCTCAGGGCAGCCAACACACTGGGCGCCATATCGGCGCTGCTGCTGACGCTTCCGGCAGGACTGGAGGGTGCCAAAGTCACCAGGATCAGGACGCACGCACGCTACCTTGACGCGGTCAACTTCCCCGGCAACGTTAATCCGATCGGCACACCTGACCCTACAGCAGAATATGCCCGCGAGATTTACTTCATCTCCCGACGCATTGCCGAAACGCCGGAAACGGTGAGCTTTGAGCTGTCAGCAGCGTTTGACCTGGCCGGCGTGAGAGCGCCCAAGCGGCAGGTGATCGGCACCGTCTGCCAGTGGGTCTACAAGTCGGCAGAGTGCAGCTATACCGGCGCGCTGGCAACCTGCGGCAAAACCCTTGCCGACTGCCGAGCGCATTTCAGCGCTACTGCTGATCTGCCTTTCGGCAGTTTCCCTGGCGTGAATACCTTCCTGCAATGATCACCATCAACGACGCAATCAAAGCCGAGGCCCTGGCCTATGCGCAGGCCGAGGATCCCCTCGAAGCCTGTGGGCTGATCGTCGTCATCGACGGCGCGCAGCAGTTCAGGCCTTGCCTCAACCTCGCCGACGAGCCCGAGCTGGACTTTCTGCTCGACCCCGACGCCTACCGGGCGGCCGAGGATGCCGGCGAGGTGGTGGCGCTGTTTCATTCCCATCCGGCCACGCCGCCGGAGCCATCAGACGCCGATCGGCTCAGCTGCGAGGCATCAGGCCTGCCATGGCTGATCGCAAATCCCAAGACTGAGGCATGGGCCGAGCTGGAGCCCAACGGCTACCGCGCCCCGCTGATTGGCCGTCCGTGGGTCTGGGGTGTCAGCGACTGCTGGACGTTGGTTCGCGACTGGTATGCCGAGCAGGGCCACAGCCTGCCGGATTGGCCCAGGCCACGCACGCCGGCAGAGTTTGAGGCGGCGCCACTGTTCGCCGATCTGTGGCGTGAGGCCGGCTTTGTCGAGATTGATCCGGCCGACATTGCCGAGGGTGACGCGGTCCTGATGGCGATCGGCAACCATATCCTGAATCATGTCGGGGTCTATGTGGGCGAGCAGATGATGCTTCACCACCTGCGCGGCCGGCTCAGCAGCCGCGACCTTTACGGCGGCTGGCTGCAGAAGCAGACTGGCTGGGTTGGCAGACTGGTGCCATGAAAACTGTCCGCGTCTATGGCGCCCTAGCACGGTTCCTGGGCCGCCGCACCTTTCGAGCTGAGGTGAGCTCGGCTGCTGAAGCCGTGCAATTCCTGCTGGCCAATTGGCCGGCGCTTCAGGCCCACATGGCTCAGCAGCGCTACCGTGTGACCCTGGGCGCCGAGTCGATCGGCGCCGATGACCTCCACCGGCCGGCGGGCGCAGCGGAAATCGCTCTAATCCCGATCATCGGCGGATCTGGCGCGGTCATCCGCGTTATTACTGGCGTGGCGCTGATCGCCCTCAGCTTCATCCCTGGCATTGCCCCGGTTGCCGTGGCGCTCATGACGGGCGTCGGCGCGTCGCTCGCACTGGGAGGCGTGGCGCAGCTGCTGACCCCAGTGCCGCAAATCTCAGGCCCTGGCGCAGGCATAAGCGGAGCGCTGTCGCCTCTTGCAATGGATCGCCGATCGGTTGATGATCCTCGGCGGAACTACGGATTCAGCGGGATTCAGAACACCGTGCGAGCTGGCGTGCCGGTGCCCGTCGTTTACGGCCGCTGCTACGTCGGCAGCGTGGTCATCTCCCAGGCAATCGACGTGGATCAGGTGCAGGCATGAGCACGCCACTCGCCGGCTCGGGTGGCTTTTCGCGGCGCCTTGCTAACCGCATCTGGGAAATCAGCGCCAGGAAATACCGGGAACGTACTGCCCCGACCGCAGTTGCGCAGCCGGTGCAGTATGTGCCGACCGAGCAGCCTAACACCCTATTCTCCACCAGCTTTGCCAAGGTGGTGGACTTGGTATCGGAGGGCGAGATTGCTGGCCTGCCGCGCGGCCTGCAGTCGGTATTTCTCAACAATACACCGCTTCAGAACCCTGATGGTTCTCTAAACTTCACCGGCGTTAGCGTCGACAGCCGCCTCGGCACGCAAGCGCAAAGCTCCATTCCCGGCTTTGATGAAGTAGCCGCTGAGAATGCCGTAAATGTGGCGGTCACGGTAGCGGCGCCAGTTACCCGCACAATAACCAACACCGCCGCTGACGCCGTTCGCGTGATAATTACGGTGCCGGCGCTGCAGGAGTTCACCAATAAGGGCGACATTATCGGCGCCAGCGTGGCTCTGGAGATTCGGGTGCAATATAACGGCGGCGGCTACACCACCGCAGTAGCCGACAGCATCAGTGGCCGAACGTCGCAGCAATATCAGCGGCAATACGTTGTCAAGCTCAACGGCGCCTTCCCCGTTGATGTGCGGGTTGTTCGCATCACTGCCGACAGCTCCAGTTCAAAGCTCGTTAATGGTTTCAGCTGGTCATCCTATGGCGTTATCACCTACAGCAAGCTGGCCTATCCGAACTCCGCTTTGGTCAGCCTGCGGGTGGATGCCGAGCAGTTTAATTCCATTCCTTCGCGCACCTACGAGATCGAGGGCCTTAAGGTCAAGATCCCCAACAACGCCACGGTTGACGCGACAACCGGCCGGCTGATCTATGCCGGGGCATGGAACGGAACATTTGGCGCGGCGCAATGGTGCAGTGACCCGGCTTGGATTCTGTGGGATCTGTTGACTTCAACCCGTTATGGGTTCGGCGACTATCTCAGCGCGGCATCGCTTGATAAATATGCATTCTATGCCGCCAGCGTCTATAACAACGCATTGGTGCCTGACGGCTTTGGCGGCACTGAGCCAAGATTCTCCTGCAGCGTCAACATCCAGACCGCAGACGACGCCTACCGGCTGATCAATGATCTCTGTTCCACCATGCGCGCAATGCCCTATTGGGCAGCCGGTGCGCTCACGATCAGCCAGGACCGGCCGGCTGATCCTGTATTCCTGTTTACGCGGGCCAACGTCACGGAAGAGGGATTCAGCTACTCGGGCAGCAACTACAAGAACCGCCCCACGGTCGTGCTGGTCAAATACTTCAACAATCAACTGCGCGACTATGACTATGAGCCAGTCGAAGACACCGCACTAATTGCAAAGTACGGCTACACAAAAACAGAAGTCGAAGCCTACGGCTGCAGCAGTCGCGGCCAAGCGGCACGGTTTGGCCGCTGGCTGATCTACACCGAATGGAACGAGGGAGAGGTGTGCAGCTTTACCGCTCGCCTGGATGCCGGCGCGATTGTCCGCCCTGGATCGATCGTTGCCGTGGCTGATCCGCTGCGCGCTGGCTCCAGGCGCGGCGGCATCATCCAATCGGCAACCACAACGGCTATCACCGTGGATGATGCCACCGGCCTAACAACCGCTAACAGCCCCACGCTGTCGGTGATGCTGAGTGATGGCACCGTGGAGACCCGAGCGGTGAGCGCCATCGCCGGCAACGTGATCACGACAGCGGCCTTCCCTGCTGCGCCAGCGGCAAACACTGTCTGGGTGTTCGAGAGCTCCAACGTTCAGACCAGCCTGTGGCGCGTGCTGGGCGTGGAGGAGCGCGACGACGTGAGCTACAGCATCACCGCCCTGGCCTACAACCCCAGTAAATACGGATTTATTGAGGACGGGTTAGCGCTGGAGCAGCGAGACGTAACCGATCTGAACGTTTTACCCGACGCTCCGACAAACCTAGAGCTTCAGGAAGTGCTGTACGAGGCCAGCGGCAGCCGCGCCGCTGCGAAAATAGTGGTCAGCTGGTCTGCCGTGCCAGGCACGCCGGGCTACCAGGTGAGCTGGCGGTACGAGGCCGGCAACTGGATCAGCCAAACAACTACCGCAAACGACTATGAAATCCTCGACAGCACTGCCGGCAGCTATGAGGTGCTGGTCGCCACCCTGAGCAGCGGTGTCGTTCAATCGCAGCCGGCCCAGGCAACGTTTGTCGCCTACGGCAAAACAGCGGCCCCGGCAGCACCTACCGGCCTGTCGCTGATCCCGATCGATGGCGCTTCGGCGATCCTGTCATGGGATCAATCAACCGAGATCGACGTGCGGCTAGGCGGCAAGGTGTTGATCCGGCACAGCCAGCTCACAGCCGGCGCATCCTGGGAGACCTCCACTGAGCTGGTGCCATCAGCTGGAGGCAGCCAGACGCAGAAACAAGTGCCGTTGCTCACCGGCACGGTGCTGGTGAAGTTTGAGGACGACAGCGGCAACCGCTCGCTCTCGGCCGCGTCGGTCGTGGTGACCTTGCCGGCCCCACAGCCGCGCTTACTGGTGGCGGCTGTGGCGGAGGAGTCCGGGCCGTTCCTAGGGGCCGCCGTCAACATGGCCTACAGCGCCGAGCTGGGCGGGCTGGCGTTGATCCCAGAGGCGCCGCTGTGGGATGACCTCGGCGATCCTTTCGACTCCCTCGCCGGCGGCGCTATTGACGCACTGGGCGATATTGCAAGCAGCGGCAGCTACACCTTTGCCCAGCCGTTGGATCTTGGCCGCACCTACGACGTGAACCTGATGCGGTCTATTGAAATTGTGCCCTACACACCGGCCAGCCTATGGGATGATCGGCCGGGTGACATTGATGACTGGAGCAGCTTCGAGGATCCAAACCAGGACCGCGTAAGCGCTGCCTTGTACGTTCGCACAACCCTCGACGATCCGGCCAGCTCGCCGACCTGGGGACCATGGCGCGAGGCCGCAAATGCGATCGTGCGCGGGCGAGGCCTGCAGTTCCAGGCTCGCGCTGAATCCAGCGACCCGGCGCAGTCGTTGATCCTGACCAGCTGCGGTGCGACCGTGGAGCTGCAGCAGCGCATCGAGTCATCGGCAACGCTGACCAGCTCGGCCGGCGCCTACGCGGTGACCTTCGCTGCGCCCTTCTACGAGGCGCCAAGCGTGGGTATCACCGCGTACAACCTGGCGCAAAATGAGCAATTTGCGGTGTCGGCGGTCACGTCAACCGGCTTTACCATCGAGTTCAGCGATGGAGCCGGAAGCCTGGCCAGGCAGTTTGCCTACACTGCAGTCGGATTTGGCAAGGCAATCTAATGGCTCAAAGTTCCGATCTAGTGGTGCCA